ATCTCCCAGCCTGCGTTGATGGGGTAATGAAACACCTGAGAGAAGTATCCAGCAGACCGACGGGCGCCAAGCGCTTGCCCAAGGTCATACCAGCAATTCTCGCGGACATTGTAGATAACGCAGTCATTGCACTCGGTCGATGTGCCGCGTGGATAGAACCACCAAATCTCGCCGAAGCGAGGCACCTTCATTGCGTACACCTTTTGACGCTGTTCGTAGTTCAGATTGTCAAAGAAGTAGTTCTGATTGAAGGTGTTCGGAATCTCTTTCACAACACCGTTATAGAGCAGGAATCGGTCAACACCGCACCAGTAGTAGATGCCGTCATACTCAATCACAGACGACGATGACAGGATCGAAGACTGCGAGGAGATGATGTCATAGCGCCAGTAGAAGGTCTGCGGAGAGCCGCTGACCGTGATGGTGGTCGGGTTGTATGAGACGCGAATCAGCGAATCAAGTGACCAGAAAAGGCCGGACGGTGCGTTAGAACCACCTCGAACCGGAAGACCTTTGACAATTTTTGTGGAGGCCACATTGGTCTCGTTAGCGTCAGCAGAGACCCAGTCATTAGGATTGCCTGCCGCGCAGTTTCGGATCAATCCATTATTGCCGTAGACGAACACATAAGGGTGCAGAACTACTACACCGCCGGAGACATCGACATTGTTGTCAATCGTCAATGTTGATGCGCCAGTAGCGGTTGCGGCGGCGCTGATCTCAAAGGTGGTGGTGTTAGTAACCGACACAATAGTCGCCCCAGACGGGATGCCAGTGCCTGATATAGATTGCCCAGCGCCAAGCAGTGCGGTGCTTGCAACCGTCACTGTGGTGGTGGAGTTAAGCGTAGCGGCCAGCGTGAACACGCCAATAGCCGAAAAGTTGGTTCCAGAGGTCGACCCAGCAAGAACGGGCGTATTGACCGAACTATCAATTAGGGCAAGGTTTTGGCCGGGGTGGCAAACAATCAATTCGTCGCCAGAGCCAGAAGAGTCAAACAGCGAGTCAAACTGCCAAAGGTTGTTGGCGTTCGGCGTAAAGTCAGTCAGCGTCATATCTGTAACGCCGGAGCCGATGCCCACATTGTTGATTGGAATTAGTTGCAGGCCGTCAGAGTAGCCGTTATAGATGTTGTTGAAGTTGTTCTCAGGAATCACATAGATGCCACGAGAAGGGCCAGCCATGTCACTCACAATCTCACGGTACCCGGCGATCTTACGGGGGCGACCACGCTGGAAACGAACCCAACGACCGTCGTTATAGAACTCTTTGTCGAAGACCGTACCGTCGCGCTGAATGCCGGGTTTGGTGTCGAGAGCGAAGACCTTTTGCGTCATTAGAATGTCCCGCCTCGAACGCCACCGCTGAACTTGCCTTCACCAGTGATAGTGATACCCGTAGCCAGAATGTTCATGATCTGGCTTCCTAAGATTGAAAACGCCACCTGACCGATACCGGGGCGATACATACCCGAACTGGTCTCTGCGGCAAAGTTGATGGCCGGGGTTCCGACCGTGCCGTTGATCAGGTTTAGAGAAGTTGCACCAGCCTGCACCGTGTTGGCGTTAAAGAAGTTCACGCCGTCGCACACAAGGGTTGCCTGCTGTCCCGGCGGGATCGTAGTAGATGCCGCGCCGCTTGCGCTGGTCTTAATTGTTAGCGTAAAGCCATTGTCGACCGTCTGGTTTGAGACCACATAAAGGGTCACCACCTGCGGAAAGACAACCTCCACATTGCCAGTCAACGATCCAACATATTCTTGGATCACATTCTGGGCCTCGTTTGTGGTCAAAGTATAGGTGCCAGATACAACAGGCTTGACCAAAGCGGAGAATGCAAACGCGCTGTTTACACCATACCCAACAGTGATGTATTCAGTCCCAGTGCAGACAAGAAAAGCCGACTCATTCGGCTGAAATGTTTTTGTCGTCTTGCCATCAATTAACTCGCCCGATGTACCGCTGATGGTCATCGTGCCTGTGCCGTTATTTTTAAACAGCGTAAACCAGTTATCGCCAAGCGAAGAGGCAAGAGGCAGGGTCGATGTGCCGGAGCCTGATGTCCATATCTTGGTCTGGGCGCGGTCTGCGGCTAGATAGGTATAGCCATTGGTAATCGTTGAGGTGGGGTGGCTTTGATTCAGCGTGGTGCTGATTGCAAGCAGTCCATACCCGGCAAGAGTTGCCGCATCAGCAGACGATGTCCCTGTACCAAAGGCAATGTTGCCCCATACACCAGTGACCGTGCTGTTGTCAGTAATGTAGATGTACTTGGACTCACCCGGTGCCACGGTGATGATCGTGCTTGCACCACCAAAAGTCGTGACCGTAAACGAGTTGGAGCCAACATTTCGGATCAGCGAGTCTTGGCCGACCGAAGCCTCATTGGACGCAGGAACACGAAGTTGCAGGCCCGCCGATGAAGCGTTGACCTGCATGATCCGGGCGATGAAGTCAGTCGCTGTGGTGCTGTTTGAAGGCCAATTAAGTTGCGTGTTGGCCGTCAGCGATACCGTGCGGTACGAAACATCGGTAGGCTGGATGACATCGCCTGTAAATGGGGAGACATAACTCATGTGTCAAGTACCGCCGCCTGACGGTCTCCGATACGCTGGACATCTTCAGTCTTCAGCACCTTCATGATGCCGTCGTACTGTGCCTGCCACATTGGTATGCGCTCGTCGTTCTTGAGGTACGGCATGGCCTGCAAGAGGGAGCCGTAGAGCAAGGCTTGGGGAGCGTACTCGGTAAACCAGTTGGTTTGATTGGATGAGTCCAAAGGCTGGACTCGCTCGTAATACAGCACCTCGAAGGCATACGCCGCCGCCGGGGTGGGGGCAACCAGCCAGTGGGTGTAGTCGTAGTCTGCGTAATAAGCCGGGACGCCCTCAAGGGCTTGATTCGGCCAGTACTCGCGAAGGTATTCGTATTTGCGCAGGAGTACGGGTTGCTTGACTCCGGCGACCGTCACATTCATGGAAACGGTTTTGTGCCAGCGGGCTGGCTTATTGATGACCGGGGTGCTTTGCACCATTGTGCTGGTGTTCACCGTTAGGTTGCCGAGAAACTTGATCTCTGCGGCGATGACCTGCTCGGCCAGCATGATGAAGGTGGGAATCTTGGCTATCGTCTCGGCGTCAGTACGCTCCAGATACTGCTGGATGTCCTGAACGAGCGAGTTGTATGTCATCACGACGGCCATCACCAACCACCTTTCTTGGCTTTAGCGCCAGCCATGTTCGCGACAAGCGATGGGTATTTTGTTCCTGTTTTCTGGGCAAAAGCCTTCGCGGCTCTTTTTTGGTTAGGACTCAACTCCTTCGGCTTTCCCAGCGATTTTGGGCGCTTCTTTTCCCATACGGGCTTATCTTTCATTGTAAACCTCGCCTTTCATATTGACAACGCCTACATCACGGCGCACTCCGCCTCCCGGCGCTTTACTAAACCCGGCAAAACTTTTCCGCCGCCCCTTGTCCAAAGCATCAACTGCTCTTTGGCACCTTCCCAATCTTGCGCATTGATTTTGCGGCGCAAGGTGCTGGTCTGTAATCGACCGACTCCAAGGTTGTACGCAAAATCTACAATCGCGTTTAACTTGCCCCAGTCATTTGCCGTCATGGCAAGAGTCAAAAGAATCGGGCACTGACGAATCGTGCCGGGGGCATACCTGTGCATCAGTTCCGAAATAAGCAAAGCCCGCGCAGTGGGTTCATCCATTGGCGGGTCTTGCATCGTGACTTTGCGACCATCTGCGTAAAAGGTCGAGCCATACCCAATCGTAGGCACCCCGGCGGGGCAGATATAGGGTTTTCCCTTAAAGCCCTCGAATCTCCGGCAGAGTTCGGTCGCAATATCTAAGTTCATGCCAATCCACGCTTTGCCAGAGTCCTATCAAGAATCCAGTAGTTGACCACCCCGGAGAGCAGGGCCATGTCATCGACTGACCATGCCTCTTTGAGGACTTCCAGCATCGGCTGGCCTGCTTGATACGCCAGAATAATTGCGGCGGTCTTAGCGACGCCGTAAAGAAGCAAGAGGTAGTAGGTCATCACCGGGCGCACAGAGGCGCTCATAGAGGCCACCCAGCCGCCTGCGGCCTTAGCCATCTCAGTCTGCTGGTCGATAGCGGCTTTGAAGGCGTCCATGACACCAACATCGACAGCCATGTCGCGCTGGGCGCCTATCTCTTCAAGCCTGATCTGGCCGCGCACCTTCTCAAGGTCGCACTGCTTATCAAACATTGCCAACTCGTGCTGGCGCTCGTTCTTCTTATCGAAGTACTTGATGACCTCCGGCACAAGGCGGAATACACCACCAAGCACTGAACCAAGAATCCCGCCGCCCAATAGGTCAAACATCACGCCCCCCTGCTGGTTTTGATCTGATCATCACCCTTAGTGACCGTCACCTTATCGCCTTCGACTTCAACCTTCATCGGGTCTTTGTCGGCCAAGCGATCCAGCCGCTCAATCAATTGCTTCATAATCTCGAACTCGGGCTTCTCTTGCTTAGGCGATGCCCCAGCAATCCCGTTGAGCATGGAAATAAGAGCGGTGAGAGCGGCGGAAACCAGACCAATGACTGCGGCAATTTTTGACTCATCCAGCACAATGCTGGCGCCGACACCAACAACAACGATGGCAGTGATGTAGGCAAGACCGTTCTTGCCAATGGCTTTTCCGGCAACCTCTTTTGCTGTGCTTTCCGCCTCAAGTCGATTCAGTTCGGCTTGCGCTTGTGCTTTGAATAATCTAAGGTCGCCGTGTTCCATCACTTATCTACCTTGTTGTCGAGTTTGTCGAAAATCTTGCCAAGCATTCCCTTGATTTCAGTGATGTCGCTTCGATAGTCGTCACGAGTCACATACTGCAAAGGCATCTCTGCAATACGGTCTTCAATGCGAATGATCGAGCGGGACAGCGAATTAAGAATCCATCCCCCAAATGCTCCCGCTATGCCAAACGCCAAATTAATTAGCGTCTGGTTGTCCATTCTCTGCTTTCGGCTGTTCTTTGGCTTCAGCCTGCATTGCTTCAACCAGTTGAAAAACTTCTTGATACGGGCGGGTACCAAGATAACCAATGATGGCGTTGAGCAGTTGCTCGGTGATCAACAGTTTTTTCATGCCTGCATCTCCGCCGCTTCTTTCCAAGAGATCGACGCTTCATCCCATGTATAGCGCTTGCCATCGGTCGGCATGGCTACGGGTGCTTGCCACAGACAAGAAGTCTCATTCAGTATCCACGAAGCAAAAGGCTGTGGAGGAATGAACGCATCACGGGTGCGGTCATACGAATAGCCAATACCAGCGTAGTTCTTGCGCAGAGCCTTGGTTTGGTCTACAGAAGGATTGCTGGTTGCGGGATCGTAATGAACGCCACCACGGGTGTTATATGAGGTCTGAATCCACTCACCCGGCGACGAATCGACAAAGGTGTTGAAGAATTCAGGTTCGGCAACGATGACCTGAGTCACCTTACCGTCTACTACTTTTGCAAAATGTGCCATTTGTCTTTCTCCTTAGAAAGTGATTGAACCAGATGAGGTGAAAGTATAAATTTTGTACCCACCCGCCGCTGTAAATGTTGGCGAACCAGTTGTTGCGGTTGCGTCGGAATAAGTGCTTGAATAACGAATGATCACAACACCTGATCCGCCGTTACCGCCTGCATTTAGGCCACTAACATTTGCGCATCCACCGCCACCGCCACCGCCACCGCCCCCGGTGTTGGCGCCACCAGCGCCACCGCGATTATCAGCACCTGTTCCCGTTCCATTAGCGCCAGAATTTAAAGCAGAGCCTCCCCCGGTTCCATTAGCCTGATTGTATGAAGAACCTCCGCCACCGCCACCAATCCCACCATTTGTTCCAGATGTGCTACTGCCAGCCTCTCCTGTTGCCCCGCCTCCTCCAGCCCAATACAAACTGGAGCCATTGATTGCGTTTAGAACTCCCGGGCCAGCAGTTTTTCCCGAAGCAGAACCACCAGCCCCGCCGCCGCCCCCAGAGCCACTTGTTCCTTGACCGGAGCCACCATTGCCGCCAGTTCCATTTCCAGAGCCAGCGCCGGGAGACACCGCATAAGAAGAGCCGCCGCCAGAGCCATTTGAGGCTCGCCCGTTTTGGCCCGCAACGCCACCGCCGGAATCTCCAGAATATTTTGCTCCAGCGCCTCCACCACCAGCGGTCAAACTAAAAGCAGTGGTGTCAGAACCATTTGTGCCAGCAGTAGAGTTAGCACCATTGGAATTTGTTCCGTTGCCACCAGCACCAATTGTGATGGTATACGGGGAGCCAGCAGTTACAGACAAGGGGGCTGAACTAACATTTGTTAAAACGCCACCACCACCGCCACCTCCGCCATTAGAGGCTGATCCGGCGCCACCGCCGCCAACCAAAAGATATTCAATTGATGGAGTGACCGATGCACCAAACGGCAACCATGATGTACCGTTGTAATACTCCATCTGATTAAGAGTGGAATTAAATCCCATTTGACCAGCGGAAGGAGCCGCTGGCCTTCCTGCGGTTGTCCAAGAGGCAAATGTTTGCCCTTGGGTTCCGTCCAAAATCATTGCCATATTCTTTTCTCCTTATGCGGTGTATGTTCCAGAACTAGTAAAGGTGTGGATTGTGTAACCACCGCTTTGTGTGATAGTGCCACCCGTACCGCGTTGAGCGCCGAAATAACGAAGGATTACGATACCTGAACCGCCTCCGCCGCCAGAAAATGTTCCACCGTCCTCACCGCCACCGCCTCCACCGCCACCTGTATTTGCAGAGCCAGCAGTTGCGTTGAATTGTGTACCGTTTCCCCCACCCGCTTGACCAGAAGCAGTTCCGCCTTGCGCAATATGGCGACCGCCCCCTCCGCCACCTGCTCTAGCAACTGAAACGCCCGTTATAGATGACGAAACGCCAGCGCCACCAGTTCCTGTTGGGCCATTTGCGCCAACCGAGCCAGCACCTCCGCCACCACCAGCAGAATTAGCGCCTCCGTTAGTGCCCCCTGCATATCCTTGACCAACAGTTCCAGAACCCGGAGAAATTCCTCTAGAGTCCATTGACTGACCAACACCACCACCAGAGCCGCCCGAACCAACAGACCTGCTTGCATCAGCAGATGGTTGACCACCAAAACCACCTCCTGTTGAGGTGATTGAGCCAAAAACAGAATTTGACCCATTAGAAGGAAGTCCAACACCGTTTGCGCCGGAACCGCCTGCACCAACGGTAACCGTGTATATGGTTAGCGGGGTTACTATAATCGCGGGTTCTGCTGAAGAACCACCACCTGAAAATTCTCCACTTACTGAAGAACGATAGCCGCCACCTCCACCCGCGCCACCAACACCTGAGCCGGGTTGACCACCCGCACCTCCGCCGCCGCCAGCAATTACAAGATACTCAATAGAATATGAAAAAGACCAAGTGTTAGTCCAAGAAGTGCCGTTGTAGAACTCCATTGAGTTTGTCGTCGAGTTCCAGCGTTGCATACCCGCAATCGGGCTTGATGGGCGTTGTGCAGTAGTTCCCTTGGGCATCGCAACCGCCCCAGTCACATTATCCATCTCAACAACGCCGCTCGTAGCCTGAAACTCCAGCGTGCCAGTGTTGTCCGATGTAGTTGTTACGCCTGTGACGCCGGATACAACTCCGTCGTCTGCTTTGATGATTGATGCCATATTCTTTTCCCTCTCTTATGCGGTGTAGGTTCCACTGGATGTGAAGGTGTGAATGGTGTATCCGCCAGACGATGTCACGGTGCCACCAGTACCTCGTTGAGAGCCAAGGTAACGAATGACCACAAGACCGGAACCGCCAGCGCCAGAAGTAGCCGTATTTGAACCGGAACCACCACCACCAGAGCCTGTGTTTACGGTTCCAGCAACACCCGCCCCACTTGGATCGCCGTTATTTCCAAGCCCTCCATTGCCGCCGCCTCCAGAGCCTCCAATGCCAATAGCGTTTGGGTTATGTGAACCACCGCCACCACCGCCCGCTCTAGTTACAGCGCTTCCCGTAATTGAAGAAGAAACTCCGTTTCCGCCATTTCCCGCTCTTGATGCGCCATGTGGCAAAGATTCACCAACCGCCCCCGCGCCACCACCACCGCCGCCCCCATTGGGCCACGCAGTTCCAGACCCTGAGTTACTCCCACCAGCAAATCCCTGCCCAGTCGTGCCACTTCCGCCAGCGCCACTCAAAGATGCACCGCCGCCACTACCACCATTGCCGCCAGCGCCTCCTGCACCAACACTCCACCCCTGTCCAAATCCACCCCCAACAGAAGTGATTGAACCAAATACGGAATTGCTCCCGGGATTTCCGGTGTTTGGAGATGTCGCTCCATTTACAGAAGCACCACCTGCGCCAATAGTTACTGTATAAGCCGAGCCAGGTGTAACCGTCAAAGGCGCTTCTGCTGAACCACCCCCGCCAGAAGATTCCCCAGAAACAGAGCAACGATAGCCGCCAGCACCGCCGCCTCCGCCGTGTTGACCGCCCCCACTTGCGCCACCAGCGATAACAAGATATTCAACCGCATAGTTCAAATTTGAAACAACAGTCCACGCGCCGCTGTAATAAACTTCGGTTTGGTTTGTCGTGGTGTTTACCCGAAAATCACCACTTGCAGGAGATGCTGGTCTTTGTGCAGTGGTTCCAACCGGAATTTGCAAAGCACCAGTCGTGTCAATCTGAACGCGGCCAGAATCAGGCGTCAATTGAATGTTGCCAGTGGTATCACCAGTCGTGGTGAGCGCAGTCGTTGTAGTAGTGCCTGCTCGAATTTGACTCATGTTCTTTTCCTCTTATAGCAATACCTGACGGCTTCCAGATGGAAGAGTGAACGATGCACCGGATGCAACAGTCCACGGGCCAACAGTAATTACATTTGCATTTGTTGGAACAGTGTAATTTGAAGTCACTTGGTTTGCGTGAGTCAATACACCATTGCTTGCGTACATCTCCGGCGCAGTTAACTGACCGTCAGAAGGACGATAAAGCAGTTTGGTCGACGATACATACTGCGTTGACACCGCACCGCTTGTAGATGCGCTGAAAAGCATATACAGGTTGCTTGCGGTGGTCGTATCGTTTGCAAGCGTGATACCACCAACAGAAGTCCATGCAGAGCCGTTGTAGCCCTCAAAAGCGCTGTCTGTCGTATTGAAGCGGAACATACCGCTCACAGCAGAGCCGGGGCGTTGTGCAGTTGTACCTTTGCTGATCGTCAATGCGCCAGTCGAAGTAAAGGACGAGTCAGAAGAGGCAGTCAGAGAACCAATGCTCAAGTTCTGCGACCACTGAGGAGCAGACCCGCTCGATGTCAGCACAAAGTTGGCCGTACCAATCGACAAAAAGGTCGTAGCACCTGCACCAGACTGATATGGGAGAGACCCAGCAGAACCGCCAGCGAGGTTCGTGGCTGTACCAACAGAAATGCTGGAGCCAGAAGTCCACTGAGGCGCCGTGCCAGTAGAGGTCAAAATCTGACCGTTAGAGCCAATTGTGAGTTTGGATAAGGTCGTAGAGGCAGAGGCATACAGCAAGTCGCCTGTGCCGTAAGAAGACTGCCCAGTACCGCCGTTGCCAGCCACAAGGGTTCCTGCAACCGTTACAGCACCGCCAGTAGCGGTCGACGGAGTCAGGCCAGTGGTGCCGAAACTAATTGTGGTCAGGTCGCCTTGAGACGCAAGCAAGCGAACTACGCCGGAGTTGTCCTTGTAGTACAACTTACCGTCAGTGATGTTGATGGCGAGTTCGCCATTCGCGAGGTTGCCCGCAGTAGGAACCGCACTTGCGGTCGTACTGAAGTACAACTGAATTGGTGTAAAGCCGCTTTGTGCCATTTAGAAAGTTCCTCCAGATATTCCCTGCCATTGTGGTGCGCTTGCTCCTTGAGAGACAAGCACTTGACCAGCCGTGCCGTTAGCAAGGAAAGCAGTCGTCCCGGCTCCTGTTTGATACGGTATTTGACTTGCCGCACCGCCCGCAAGGTTCGTTGCAGTTGTTGCAGTTGTAGCCGAACCAACAGACAGCGTTGACTGAGCCACATACTCGGGTGCGCTTGCACCTGCCACCATGACATAACCAGCGGTGCCCAGCGACAAGAATGTGGTTGCGCCCGCGCCGCTTTGGTAAGGCGTCGCACCAGCGGTACCTCCGGCCAAATTTGTAGCCGTACCGATAGTGAGGGTCGACGGAGCCACATAACCGGGCGCGGTGCCGTTGGAAGCCAAGATGTAGCCATTTGCACCAATCGACAGTTTGTCCAGCGAGGTCGTGGTGTTTGCAAACAGCAGGTCGCCCACCGAGTAACTGGTGATGCCTGTACCACCGTAAGTTGGGCCAATTGCGTTACCGTTCCATGTGCCTGCGGTCAGGGTGCCGACACCCGTGATTCCGGTGTAAGAGCCACTGATGCGTGCGGTGTCAATCGTTCCAGAGGTGATCTGGGTTGCGGCAATCGCAATCGATGTGTCGGTGACGCTAGTCAATTGACCTTGAGCATTCACAGCAAACACAGGCACCTGCGAAGCAGAGCCGTAGGTATTTGCCACAACCGCAGTGTTGCTGATGCTGAACTGTGTTCCGGTCAGTGTTAGGCCAGTGCCAGCGCTATAAACCTGAGATGCAGAAATCTGAACAAAGTTGATCGCGGTCGTACCAAAGGTAATGACGCCTTGCGTGTTGCAGACATAGGTCTCACCAGCACCAGTGTTACCGCTTTGGATGAAGAATGCATCGCCTTCACCGAGGCTGTTTGGACTCTTCAGGGCGTAGGTGTCAGCGTCGCTGGCGCGGGTTAAAACCCATGCAACAGAACCACTACCAACCGTTGTGACCGTATAGACGCCGTTCTCGAAAGCGTTGGTCTGGTTGTAAATCAGAATGCGATCACCCGGCGACGCAACAGGGCCATCCGGCGCAAAAGCGGCCAGAGTACCTGCATTGGTTAGCGTGGCGCCAACACCGACACCGGGGCCACCCGGCTGGTTATAAGTCGCGTTTAGGTTGCCAGTGCTGTTAGGCACCTCGTACTTGACCGGAGCATGGTAGGTGATGCCGGAAGACACCAATGTGTCCACATACTGCTTGGTCGCAACATCAAGAGCCGCAGTTGGGTTTTGCGTTAGAGCAATCGAAGTCAAACCACCAAGGGTCAGCGCAGTGCCACCAAGCGAAATGTTGGTCGTACCAAGCGTGATCGAGGAGTTGCTCAGAGCCGCATTTGGAATGTTCTGAAGCGTGTTCGTAGCGCCGTCGATGGTCTTATTGGTAAGCGTATCGGTTGTGGCGCGACCTACAAGCGTGTCGGTGCTTGTGGGCAGGGTAAGGGTGCCAGAGTTGATGATCTGCGCAATGATCGGCGTTGTGAGCGTCTTGTTGGTCAGAGTCTGGGTGCCAGACAGGGTCACTACGGTCGAATCGATGGCAATCGTCACGGCAGACGAGCCGTTAAACGATCCACCGCTCAAGCCCGTGCCAATGGTCAGCGTGTTGGTTGTGTTGGCCGTGATGGTTCCAGAAGCGCCCAAAGCCACGGTCACACCGTTGTAGGTCACGCTTGAATTGGTGAGCGCCGCATTCGGGATGTTTTGGAGAGTGTTTGTTCCGCCGTCAATTGTCTTGTTGGTCAGCGTGTCAGTCGTTGCCCGACCCACCAAGGTGTCGGTGCTAATCGGCAGGGTCAGTGTCCCGGTGTTCAGGATCGACGAAATCGTCGGGGTGACAAAGGTGCCGTTCGTGACCGTCTTGCCAGTAAAGGTCAGATTGGTCGGCAGGCTCAGGGTAATGACAGTTCCGACCTGAGACGAGTTGATTTCGCCAGCCGTGCCGTTGACAGCCGAGATGGCGCCAATCGAGGACGGGGTGATGGTCACATTGGTCGCCGAGGTCAGTTGCCCTTGTGCATTGACAATAAATTGACCGACTTGGGTCGATGATCCGTAGGTTCCGGCTGTGACCCCGGTGTTGGCAATCGAAATGGTGCCTGTGGCCGTGATAGGGCCACCTGTGAGGCCCGTTCCGGTGTTGATGAGGGTTACCCCACCAGCAAGCGAAAACTGGCGCCAAGAGCCTGCGGAGTAGCCGTAGAAGCCGCCCAAGTCGGTGTCATAGCGCACCTGACCGTTAACCCCGGCTGGTTGCTGGGCGGAGGTACCAATAGGCACCCGCATGGCCGCAGTTCCGGGGATTGTTGGGTTGTCAGCAATCGATATGGTCGGGTTTCCACTCTGACCGTTGCCGTCTACCACTGTAATTTGGTTTGCGGTGCCTGCAATCAAGACTCCGCCAGCGGTTGTGCCGTTCTGGATGGCAACCAAACCTGTTCCACCCAAGTTGGCAAGCGCCAAAGCAAGGCCAGACAGGGCAAAAGTGGGGTCTCCAGACACGCCACTGCCGTTTGTGACCGCTAAACCAGCCCCAGTGACCTGCAAAGTGCGGTTTGTGACGGTTCCAGACGATGTTTTGGCAATCATGCCGTTGCCAACGGTCTCCAGAGAGCCAGAAGTGCCGTTTAGGGTGATCTGGTAGGTGCTTTGGGCGCCGTTATCGACCAAACCAATGCCTGTACCACCAGCCAGACGGCGGGAGTTCGGGAGCGTCGGCTCCTGATTCAGGGTGATGAAGGTCTGGACTTGGGACGGCGAAGCCGAAATGGCACCCGTGGTCGTCCTTACGGTGACGCCATTCTGGACAATAGGCACCAACTCAGAGCCAGTGATGGCCCCGGCGGCTGGAAGTTGTGAAATCTGTACTTGTGCCATTAGGGACTCGGTGCGATGTTGTCGAGATTGCCGTTGTTTTCCGGTGTGTCCGTATTCCCTTCGGTCGTGATCTCATATTGGGTTGTGCCGTTTGTGAGCAGTGAGTCGGGATCAACAGCAACGCTCAAATCCGGGCGTGGGAAGCGCAGGTTAATGCGCTCAGTTTTTCTTGCTGGCAAGCGATACGGGTCAAACTCATCCCTGCAACCCTGATCGCACACACGCAGACCCGGGAAGTTTGGGTCAGACATCAACGACACGAAGGTGCGCTTCATCTTGCACCTATCGCAGACCGCGATGGCGACAGATGTTAGCCCTGTGGTGTCGAGGAAAACTGGCATTATTTTGTGTACACCGAGATATTCGGTGCCCAGTAAATTGGTGACTTATCGCGCTCTTCTTGTTCTGCCTCGAACAGATACTTGTCAGCCATTTTCTCAAGATAGGTGATGCGATCAGCGGCCACTTGCGGCAATTCCAACGCCATGCGATGCGCAAGCATGAATTGCACAGCCTCGTACCACCGCTGTGGAATCTCTAGTTCGTCCGTCAGAGCGCCCACATCCATGATCTGGCGCTGGTACCAGACAGTCATCTGGATAAACGGATCGCTTGGCGTAGGCCAGAGATAAACAGTCGGCTGAGGGATGGTGCGGTCAAACCAAAACTGATAGGGCTGATTGGCCGTGAAGTTCTTGTTTGGCAGATTGGTGTAGTCATCGCGGTTTAGGCGTGACATCTGAATTTCGCGGCTATTGTTGCCAACATAGAATTCGCGCAAAGCCAGCGTGGTGCCGTTATAGGCGCGGATTCGGTAGTACATCACGCTCTGGCCGGGGTCGATGTCTGTCCATACCCACTGGTTATCGGTGACGGTGATCTCGCCTAAATCGTCAAGCATATTCCATGTAATGCCGTCGACAGAGTACTCAAGCGCAATCGACCACAAAGCAGTGCCGCCGCCAGAGATGTAAGGCAGAAAACCAATAGAGCCTGCGTAGATTGGATTTCCGGTTCCAAAGAAGACCGAGATGTTGCCGTTAGAAGAAGTTTGCTGGCACCATGTGTCGACATCAGAGTCGTAGACATTAGCCACCACCCCGCCTGCGGATGAGGTGTATGAGCCATCAGGGCGATTCAATGTGCGATAAAGCACATTCAACACATCGATGGTGCCTATTGGCATCGAGTAAATGTATTGATCAGCCTTTAAGCCAAAAACCTTTTTGTTAATGGCCCAATAATTGATGCCCTTGTTTCCAAGGTGAGACAACAGAAAAAATAGAGACTGCCGAGCAGATAACTGTTGCTCGGAGGTCAGTTCTTCAGCGAGTTTGCCGCACCGACGCGCACCATGATCAATCAATGTCTGAACATTGATGACGGTCTCGCCGATGGTTCCCGAATATGCCATAACAGTCCTCTACCATCCGGGGCATTTCCAACGCTTCAATGAAGCCTTCGCTCTTGGAGCATCCCCTTTTGAATGTTCAACAACGCCCGACATCCGCGCACAAAACGAGTCTTTTCTCGATCCACCCTGCGGTTGTGGAGCCTTCAAATTACTTCCAGTCTCACGGTTATATTTTGCCCGACCCTTAGCAGTAAGACCAGCACCACGATCAGTAGAAAGTTTCTCGCCCCTACCAACAGCCAAAGACACTCCGCCCTTGGCTTTTGACTCCGGTAGTTTTGCGTAAGCCTTCTTCCCAGTGTTGCTCGAAGTGAACTCAGCCGCAGTTGACTTGCTGATGCCAACCTTCTTTGCAAAAGCAGGATTATTCTCTGCGGCCTTCATTAGGCGGAACTGGGATTTAGACTTTGCTGGCATTTTTAAGCAATCTGAACCATAGTTGCGATGACTGAAGGAATTGCCGGATACGCGGGAGACAGGCTTGCGGGCAAATGCTCAAGCGTTACCGTGGTATTTGTTGGAATCCAAAACATTTCAACATAATCGTTTGCGGCCAAATCCAGCAAAAAAGTTAGTGATGCAACTTGATACCCAAAAATACTGGCACTTTTTCTTGCCGGAACTGTGTATTGGGTAGCGGAGTTTGCAAGATCAACGCTGTTAATTCGCAACCACACGGTCGCATCTTCTTGCGCGTTGTTAGTGTTCTTAAACTGAATGCTAAATTGCAGACTGTATTTTCCAGCGTCTGGCACAGTCATTCTGCTATTGCTGACCAAAGTAATGTTGCCAGCAATATCGATAGTGTTCATGGTCACTACAGTGCCAGCGCTGATGCTTCCGGTTTGGTCGGTGCTATCACTCCATGCGCCATACGAGTTGTCAAAATCTCTAATTGAATTAAGAGTTGTCTTAACATTGGCGCCGCTTTGAACGAGCGGAATAAGTTCTGCGCCAGTCAGCGTTGCCGCTGTTGGCATTGCCGAGATTTTTTGATCAGCCATTACGAAGCCTCCAATATGATCTTGTCATTGTTCTCCTGAAGAACATAGCCGGGGGCAGTTTCATCAGCAATGTAAAAAGTGGTCACTGGCGTGCCTCCGTACAGGTCAACAACACCACCATCACCCACATCAAGGCCAAAGTCGGTGCCCCCAACGACATTTTGCGCCCCAACCTGAGACGCAAATCCATCGCTAGTGTTCGCCTGATCGGCAACACCACCGTAGCCAACTTTTCCCATCAGATGCCTGCCTGAATTAGTTTCAAGGTGGCTGTGCCAGTTCCGCTGTTGACGAGTACCTTGACTCCAGTCACAGGGAAAGCATAGTTGCCATCAGCGTTGGCCGTCTCGCCAGCCACGGTGGGATGCGAGAACCAAGTCGTGAAACCCACGGCAGGATCATCAAAAGTGTGCTGGATCGTGTAGTTCACAGTTCCAGTCACGGTCACACCAAACCCAACATTAAACGGGCTGATGTTTGTATTCATCACGAGAGCGGAACTTGACCCTGTTCCTGTTTTTGATACGGTCTGAACCTTCATATTCCTCTCCAATAAGAAGCGGGGGCACGAGGCCCCCACTCATTTTTCAGCAGGCACGCCCACCACGCTTTTTGCCGGGTGTGACCGTTACAGACTTTTCAGTCTCAGTCACAGAACCCATTCCTTTTAGGGCCTCTTCAATGCCTTTCGGCATCTTTGCTCCCTTTGGGAATCTGTACAAAAGGTCTTGAACATTGTCGTTAGGATATTTTCTTCCCAACTTTTTGATCACTTCGCTTTCGTATTCAGTGGTTTTACCTTCTCCGCGACTTGGCTTTTGCATCTGAAGCATTTCCATCATCTTATTGCCATATTCTTTATCTACGGCATAAGCACGATTTACATCTTCTTCAGCAATACCACCCTCGGCCATCTTCATCTTTCCGTACTTGCTGTAGACCTCGTTGGATTGCGCTTTGGCCGCTTTCATAGCCGGGGCGTTTTCCTTGGCGAACATCTTCTGCAAGCGCCCTTGAGCCGGAGTGACAGAGCCACCCGACTTAAAGGTTCCAGAGAGTTGATTGATGCTTACGGGTGTGGACGGCTTTTTACGACCTTGGGGCATCGCGACGGGACGACCTGAGTCAACAGTACCCCCCGCCGCGTAGGCTTTTTTTGGTGAGCCACCTTTTTTGTAGCCACCAGCATTGCCTAGCGCGACGCCGCCAGTAGCGTATCCACCACCATTACCTTTTTTCACATCGCCAGTTTTTCCACTAGTTTTGGTAGTGTATTCAGCAGTGTGCATCTTGGTGTTGCGATAAGCGCCACCTTGATTTTCGGTATTGATGATGCCGTTACCAGCCAATCCGCCTTTAGCGTACTTCTTGGTTGCGCCACCTTTTTTGTACCCGCCTTGACCGTTGGTAACACCGCCAGTTTTCAGACCTTTATGGGCCTTGCTGGCAGGCTTGGACTCGTGAGACTTCAGTTCTTTTTCAAGACCCTTCATCTTCGAGGCTTCTGCCTTGTGTTCCTTCTCAGTCTCTCCACCCTTCTTCATCATCGGGGTAGACATCTTCGGCTTGGCAGTCATCGCCTTACGACGGGATGCCATAGAAGGTTTGCCGGGGGTACGCACAGGGGCGTTGACAGCAGGACGGCCAACAAGAGCAGGTGTGCCCATGATTGCGCCAAGAGCGCCACCATCAGCCATCTTCTTGTGACCCGACCCTTTGTCGCTAGACTTCATTTTGGTCATCGATTTGACGGAGCCACCTTTCTTCAGTTTGAGTTCAACTGAAGGTTCGGTGGTCATCATCTTGACCATTGGTTTGAATTGGCCCATGATGTGCCTCCTCAAACTTTCTGAGCATACACAACGGTCAGACGAACAATCGCCTGAGTTGTGCTGATCGTGCCGTTAGGATCAACAGTGATGACAACATTTTGGCTGGAACCAATATTTGCCATCGCCGCTAATTGCGCCGCCGTAAAGGTCAGCGTGGCGCGACCGCCCGCAAAAATGTTAGTGGACGAAACATACTGCGTACCAGCCGCAGTAGTTCCAATGGTCATCGCGATCTGAGTTGCTGTACCGCCTCCGACCACCTCGTCTTGAACCATGTCAACAAAAAAGTTGATGATTTGAGATTCAGCGGGAAGAGTCAGTGTCGCACTCGTAGCGGTGCCTGCGGCGGCGGTTGTGACGGTCGTTGTCTGGCTCACGACGACGAATCCGCCGTCGGTAGAGTCAGTCAGCGTGTCACTACCTGTGCGCAGGGTAGAACCGATGTAAGTTTGTGACATATTGATCTCCTGTGAAGAGGGGGCACAAGGCCCCCAACTCGGTTCTTAGACGCCCGG